GCTACTACGATATCGCCTGAGCCTAGTAATGAAGTGCTGTTGATAGTTTTAATGTTCGTGCCAGATACTAGAGTGTCTTGTTTGCCTGAGATGTCTACAGGGTTCACCCACTGAGTGTTATAGTCTGAGCCGTCTATTTTAGCGAGTTGTTGATTTGCAGTACCGCCTGTTGGTACACCTTGACCGTTTGAGCCAGGTAAGCCATTAGCACCATTCGTTCCATTAGAACCAGCATCTCCAGTGTCACCTTTATCGCCCTTTAACCCTTGAATACCTTGATCACCCTTTGCCCCTGTATCTCCAGTGTCCCCTTTTGCTCCAGTCGCACCTGTACTTCCAGTCGCACCAGTCGCACCAGTGTCACCTTTGCTCGCCAGCACTCCCCACTTAGTATTATCAGTCGGTAGAGTTCCTGCTGCTGCATCGGAATACATGATGTAGCTTGTACCGTTGTAGTCTACTTGGTCACCAACTGCGTAATCGGTAGCACCACTATATGTTCCTTTTGGTGTGAACGTGCCGGCAACAGTTATACTTACCGGATTCAGCATTTTTACTAAACGATATGACGACATTATAGACCCACTTTCATAATATATTTCATAAGTACGTTGCCCCTATTCTGTCGCTCCACGCAACGCTTAATGCTACCTTGCCCTCGGTCGCGTTATATCTTGATATTGTCCACGCTGTATCGGCTTCGGCAGTACCCACTGGCGCTTCACCTATGTAGTCGTAACCACCAGCATTATCGAACCGCTCTGTGACTATCATCGGCACGACTATGTTCGAACCACCGCCACCACCACCGCCAGAAGGTGAATACTCTAAAAAGTCGTTGAATAGTTTGTTGAGTTTCTTCAGTTCTTTTTCAAGCGGCTTAATGTCTGTCTTTGGTATGACAATTCCTTTAATCGCTTTGACTAAATCAGTCCGAGTTTTCTTCTGCTCTTGCTCAATAGGTGATAGATCGGGCTTGTCTACATTCACGACTGCTTCGGGGACATTAACGATTGGCGCTTCTGCAACAAGCTTCTGGGCTTTGATACTAGCGTCAACCGCTTTGATCGCACTCTCTAGCTTTTCGAGCTTGTCTGAGTTATCTACCTGTTCGGGTATCTTTATGTCATTGTGCGACTTAGGTATTTTTTCTGTTTCTTGAAGTACAGACCGTAGGAGCGCAGTAATTTCAGAGAGATCTGCTGGCTCTTGGTCCGAGACTGTCTGTTCGAGCATGTTGACTGCTTCGACAACCTTATAAGCGTCTGGTGTACCAACTTCTAAAAGCTGATTGACCACTTCGGTCTTGCTTACGTGGTTGTCGAGATAGTCAACTAACATCTGCATAGAACGAACCTGAACCTGTTGCGACTGAGTGATAGCGTCAACTAACTGAGCTTGCTTAATATCACGCTCATTTCGGGCGCTCTGATCTTTGTTGTAATCTCGTATGTTTTGTAGTGATTCGTCCATATATAAAGTTCTTGGTTGCCGGTATGTGTGCCTCTACATTCTGGAGATCATGCTCAATGTATTGGTGGCGTATACCGGCAGGAGTTAGCTAACTATTTCTTTTTAGATGTTTCTTTCTTTTCAGCCTCAAGCTCAAGTCCAGTTGGGCGAGTAACGCCCTCGCCAGACTCTTTGCTCACTCGGCCCATGCGTTCGTCAACCGCGCGCTGAAGCTCTTTTTTGTCTTCCTTTTCGCGTTGGTGCTTAGCATAGTTAAGGCGAGCTGCTTCTTGAATTTCTACGATCTGTTCTTTAGTTAATCCCATTGATTACTCCTTGTTAGTTACTAGGCTGTCTTGTGTCGAGCTAGTGCTTTGACCCAGTTAGTATCTACGAATGCGTCATATCGGTGACGGTATTCAAGTAGATCACCAGACAGTCCAGGAGGGTTGTTGTGTAGTGTGTAGTCAATTAGCTTTTCAGGCGCACATACTGCGTCTGGGTGACCAATGATTACGTCAGTGTCTGCTGGCATACGAGTAGAAGGTACGATTACGATTTTTACACCGTCAATCATTCCAGCTACACCGCTCTTACGATCTTTAAGACCTAAGTCAGATGCGTCAAGTGTGCCGCTCTGTTTGAATGCGTTGTAGAATGCTGGGGTAACAGCAGCAACTCGGCCTTCTTCTGGAGCTTCACCGTTTGTAAGTGCAGCAGTTAAGTTAGTGAAGTTTGTGTACGCGTTAGCAGAAGTAGTAGCACCAGTGATAGTGTTAGCTGCGATTGCTCCAGTAGCAATAGCGGTTCCGATTGTAGCGAAGATGTAAGTATCAATTTCCATTGATCTTCGGCTTAGTTCGTTAGGCTAAACCCGTCCTTGCGGACTGCTAACTGTTACCAGTTAGATGAGACTATATCATTATCCTCTTTACGAGGAAGCACCCATTTCGAGCTACTTAGCTCTACGTCCTTACGGACTAGTCGTTGAACCTCTTATAATACATACTCCCAATGATAACCGTATGCGATTGGCTTCTCGCCTACACAGCACTTGCGAATCTTTCGAGCTAAAGCAGTTTGTTGTTTAGAGTGACCGTATTTGGTCTCGTTTAGCCACATTGCAGCATGTTTACTGCTCGCATGGACTTGTCTTGTCTCTAAACACTTAATTGGCTTTCGTTTGCCGGTATGTCCTAAGACTTCGTGTCTGTGCCATTGATTCTCTTGAGGTGTTACCCATTCAAGGTTATCTACACTGTTGTCTGTCTTAATACCGTTTATGTGATTCACTTGTGGTTTATCATCAGGGTTTGGAATGAACGCTAAGGCTACTAATCTGTGTACGGTACTGGTTTTCTTGATGTTGTCTTTACATAGATCAACAGTAAGATAGCCATTTCGTTTAGGATTTTGCTTTAGTGTTTTCCCCTTCTTTACAACACTTTTATTGTGTCGTATTGCTGAGTTCACTGTTCTGTTAATGCTTCTTACTCTTCCGTGCGACGATATTTCGTATTGCCTCTGGTAGTTGAGTATTGGTTTCCAGATTTCCATTCGAGCCTCCTTGGGTAGTGTCTCTATGTATGTATTATAATTTGGCTGCTGATTGCCCCTGAGGGGTGTCCCAGCAATTAAAGTGCTTTTCTAAAGCGTATTACTACGCTTGTCCCCAAAATAAACTAGGGACTAGTACATTTTTAGTAGCTTGTGCAAGATATTTACCAGCTTGCTTAATCATCATTTTGTCAGCAGAACTCTTTTTGTCGATAGTTTTAGTCCAAGCTCGGTCTCGGCTTAGCGCCCATTCCTGCTCAGTATCTTCAACTTCTGTAGGAGTACCGTAACGTGCCATACCTGATGCTGGGTTATAAGCACCAATAGTAGGGTCAACTAGAGTTGTTACGATGACTGAGTTTACACCAGTCCACTGATAGTTTTGGTTTGTGAAAACTTGTGATTTTCGTTTAGCTACGAGTAAGTCTGAAGTAGCTTTCTCGTATTTCTTAGCAAAGTTAACTGCCATGATGTTAATCCATTTCTGAGACTAGTAGCGGTATGCTTCTTCCTCAAACGCTGATAAGCCTTCGTCTTTCTTGGCTTCTCTAGGCGCACGAGTCGGTACAGATTGAGTACGCGCTTTTGTTTTTGCTTTCGCTGTAGAACTCTGACGCGCACCAACACCTGTAAGCTTCCGTATTTCGTCTGCTTTCTTCTGTAAGTGTTGATATAGGTCGCCACGAACTTCGAGAGGGTTGCCGTACTCATCAGTCGATACATTTGAATTAACAAACTCATCAATGGCTGAACCTAAAACCTCTTTGACTTCAGGAGAGCCAGTTCTGAATAGATCAATAGAGCCAATAGCTTTATCCATCTGTACTTCTAACTTCTCTGTGTTCATAACTACACGCTCACGTTGCATCATGTGTTGCTGGACTTCTGCCTCTCTGTATTTGAGTTCGGCGTCATCGTCTTGAGCTTCTTTGAGGTACTGCTCAATGCGTACATCTTCTTGGGCTTGCTTCACTTGCTGCTCACGTTGCCGTGCTTCACGATCTGCGATACGTTTTCGGGCGTATTCGTCATTACGTGCTTTGACATCAGCTTCCGATTCACTGCCCTGAACATCATCTGCTTCGGCTGGATCGTCTTCTTCCTCTGTCTCACTTGCGTCGTCGCTAGTGTCTACATCTTCCTCAGATTCTTCCTCGTCATCGTCATCCTCATCGGTGGCCGCCGAATCAGGGTTTTCAAACGCGGACTCTACTTCCTCACCACCACCGTCAAATCCTTCGTCAAACGCGGCTTCGAGGTCGTCATCGAGTAGAGCTTCCTCATTAGTTGATGTGTCGTCTGATACCGTAGTATCGACTTGATCTGTAGCTTGTACAGTCATACTCACTCCTTTTTATAATTCACGCATTTATTTTCACAGCTGCGGTTGACTGGTTCGAGTTGGAGGTAACTCTGTTGGATGCAGTCTATTTGGGGCCGCACCCGACACAATCACCTCAATCTTTTAAACGCCTCATGATACTGGTGTCCTGCGTTTTCGCACGTCATCTTAGCACCGCGATCAATCCAAAGATGATTTTGGCTTGGCAGCTTATCCATCTCTAAAATGAATCTGTTGCGAGACTCCATAGCCTGCTTGATGTCGTCGTACTTCTTACCTTGCTGCTCACTTCTAACCTGTTCGGCTTGCTCCTCGGCAGTCTGAGTATCTGGTTTGGTGAAGTTTGGTATATCGTCAAAGTCAGTCATTGGTCTGCTCCTTTTTTTTCGATAGAGGTTTAGCACGAAGCACAATCTTAAGTTTTGATTCAAGCTGCATAATCCAAGTACGATGTAGTCTTACGGCAGATAGCTTAATCATCACCTCTTCTTCATTGTCATCACCGCTAACAATCGCCAGCAGTAGTTCGCCAAGTTCCTCCTTAGCCTTGTTGATCTCGTCAAACACAACAGGAGCGACGCTCAGCAGCTCCGTCTTTTGTGATAACTTCTTCTCGACACGCTCTTGTTGCTTCTGCTTAACATAGCTTGCAGAAGTTGAACCTGAATATAGTGCTGCATCATTACGACTACGCATTGACTAACTCCCCTGCACGCTCAACGGCTTTAAGTATTTCTTCTTGATCAAAGCCCTGAGCCTCTGCTTCAAGCATTGCGAGAGCTGTGCCCTGAGATACACCAAAGCCCTGCATTAACGCTTCTATTTCTTCTGATTTATCTTCTTGAGGCTGTTGCTCTACGGGTTGCTCCTGTGGCATCTGTTCGGTCATACCCTGCTCGGCTTGCATTTGTTCAGGTGGCAACTCTCCAGGCTGTTCAGCCATACCTTGTTCAGCCATCGCTTGCTGTTGCATCATCTGCTGGTTATTGGCTTCTTCTTCTGGGGTAATATCTTGGAGTATCTTTTCGTTGTCGGTAGTGAGTGAGATGATACTGCCCATCAGTTCACCGACATTAAGTTTCTTGCCAGCCATCATCAAAGACTGTTCAAGTGTAGGATCAGTAGCTTTAAGCTCTAGAACTTTCATCAAGCCCTCAAGACGCTTTTCGTCATCTTTCGCTTTATCGTTATCGGGGTCTATCTCGTAGTCAAAATTAGCTCGGACTTCATCCCATAGAATCTCAAGCTCATTAGTCTCAACGAGTTCACCGTCTTCATCAGTAGGCCATTCCATACCGCCCTTAATCAGCAACTCTCGTTCTTCGTCAGACAGTTTCATAAGGTCGCTGCCCTGCATGTTGGCAAAGTCAGTATTGATCATAGACTTCGCAACGGCTGCATATGTCATATCGACATTGTCTTTAAAGTCTTCGTCGTCAATAGACAGGTTGGCTTCGGCTAGTTTTACTCCGGCATGAGTTTTACTTGCCAGTGGGTCGCCTGCACCTGCACTAATAGAGGTGTCACCCATTGGTAGAATGTTATTAAGACTTTGCTTGTACATCTGAATACGAGTAGGGAGTGACTGGTATATCTGGTTGCTAATCTCTTGTCGTTGCACAGTAGCGTTTCCGAGTTCCCAGATAGCATCTTGTTCGTATACGATTGAATCAAGGTCTGCGCCTTCTGAATCGCCACTGACTGCAACTGGAGGCCTAAAGCCCAGCTGTGTCGCAAGTACATCAACCTGCCTAGCATTATCAAGTACGTTCTGTGTACCACCAGCGAGCTTAACGATACCGACACCATAAGGGTTGATGAAGTCTTGGTAGCAGTATAAGAAGTGAACAGGCACATCGCCTGTAGGGTCTGGGTTGCTCCACTCACGAACAGTTTTCTTAGTATTCTTGTAGTACATTCTAAACGGAGCATTAACGCCTCGTTGGAATGCGATACAGAACTTATAACCTTTTTGCTTTACGTCTTTACCGTCACGATCTCGGTGGTCATCATCAGGGGAGCGCTCGTCATCAGGTTCGGTAGTCAATATCTCTTTAAGTTCAGCAATAAACCACTTGTTGTATGGTTCAGGTTCATCTTCGTCGAACTCAACGCCGTTTGTTTTAGCTTCGGCCTTGGTTATATCGTACTGTTCTTTTTCTTTCTTGTAGTCTCGATCTTCGTCTTTAGCCTGTTCAATTAAAGCTTCGACTTGGCTCTTGGAGTAGTAGACATCCCAGAAGATAACGTCAGAGTCGTAGTCAGATACTTTGCCAGCTTCAAGCGTTACGTCTTGTGCTTGCGCCACGATAAAATCGGCGCCAGTATAGTTACCGCGTTCAACAAATAGTGTGATCAGTGGTACTGAACCATAGATAGCAGACTTGCGAACAGCGTCTTTCCACTTACGTATGAATGGCGCTTGGCTGTTAGCATTGGGGATTATCTTCTTTTCCCAGCGGATGTTAGCAAGTTCGGTCAACCATGCGTCGTCACGGTCAGTAGCAGTAGCACGACCTTTTATAGATGCTTTGATGATTCTTTTAGGTAGCTTAAAGAGACTGGCAGATAGTGTACCGTCATTAGTCTCGGGGAGAGTAGGGTCTAGGTTTTCGAGCAGACCGTTATCAGCAAGTCGTTCGTACTCGTGATAATCTTCACGCCACTCATCAGACTCACTCTTTGAGCTTGTATATAGCTTGTATAGCTCTTTCTCGTCTGTGATGTAAGCCAACTGTGCCTCTGGTGGAGGGCTTTCGACGAAGTTGGCTCCTTATTACTTATATTATA